TAGACAAATCCCTATGTACTGCGACTCTGCTGAGCCCTCAAAGATTGCTGAAATGAAAGCAGCAGACCTTAACGTGCACCCCGCTAAGAAAGATGTCCTCGATGGCATTAGCGCCGTAAGACAGCATAAAATAATCATTAACCCCCGGGCCGTGCAGACGCTCAAGGAAATACACGGGTATTCTAGGCAGAAGGATAAAGACGGCAATATCCAAGAACTGCCTGATAAAAGGAAAGGCTTTGACCACTTAATGGATGCTATGCGTTATGCGATTTACACGTGGACGCTCAAGCAACGTAAAGGTGGAAGAGTCATAATGCCGCAGATCGTTGGCGAAGGTGGGGGCCGATGGGGTGGCTTGCGCTAATGGGTGGCTGTAAACGCTGGTGCACGCTTACCGATTACTGTAACCAATGCAAGTTCGAGGGCGAACAGACAAGGAAGATCATAAAATACGCAGAGCGCAGAAACCGATGGCACAGCGCGAAGGATAAAGGTTAATCAGGTAATAAAATGCCTAAAGATAAAAAGAAAATAACGAAAGCAGAGGCTGCGCGATTAGCAAAGCAACCACTAACCCCATCTAATAGAGACCTCCCCGGTTTAAGTCCCGCCGACTTCCCTACTCTTGATTCACAGGGTGCACGAGTAAAGCAACAAGAAATAAACTACTTCCAAGAATACGGCACTACAGGATTATTCAGATTAGGCCCGTATATATGGGAAGAGTGGTTGCCTGAGCTGCAGCAACAGAGGGGCGTCAAGATTTATAAAGAGATGTGGCAAAACGATGCTATTATCTCGGCTATATTCTACGCGCTTGAAATGGTCTGTAGGTCTGTAGACTGGGACTTTGAGGTGGGTGGCCCAACACCTGCAGACGAAGAAGCCGCAGAGTTTTATCGAACTTGTTTATATAACGATATGGCTGTTAACTGGGAGGATACCCTAAGTGAAATTCTTAGTATGTTCATATTCGGCTGGTCGTGGTTCGAGCTTGTATATAAGAAGAGAGAAGGCCCACATCCTGACGACCCAACGCTCGACTCTAATTATGACGACGGCCGTGTAGGCTGGCGTAAGTGGGGGATACGCACTCAGGAGAGTCTGCTTAGATGGGACTTTGACGAATATGGTGGTGTGAACTCTATGGTTCAGTTAGCACCACCGCATTATAGTATAACTGAAATACCGCTTGAGAAAAGTTTACTATTTAGGCTTAAGCCTCGTAAGGGCAACCCTGAAGGCATCTCTATGTTAAGGGGTGCTTATCGAAGTTGGTATCTAAAAAAGAACATCGAGGACATTGAAGCCATAGGTGTGGAAAGAGACTTAGCAGGTATTCCGATTATGTGGGTGCCCGAGTCTGTTCTACTAGGTAGTGACGCAGCCTCACAGGCCGCACGGGATTATTATAAAACGGTAATAACAAACATCCACAGAAATCAAGACGAGGGTATTATTATGCCCTCCACTCAATACGCCCCTGACGATGGCGGGGGTAAGATGTATGATATTACGTTGTTGGGCCCGAGCTCTCAAAGGCAGTTTATGACCGACCAGATTATCTCTAGGTATAATAAAATGATAGCGATGACTGTTCTGGCTGACTTCCTTATGTTAGGTCAAGACCAGACAGGTAGCTATGCTCTAGCAGAAACGCGAAATAATATTTTCAGTTTAAGCATAACCGCCATCCTCGACAGCGTGGCTGATGTAATTAATAGTTACGCAGTTCCACGCTTAGCGAGGCTTAACGCAGACATCAATCCTGAAACGCTACCTAAACTTACACACGGCGATGTGGCATCTAGTGCAGGTGCAGACGTGGCAACCGCACTCTCCAACCTTGCACGAGGGGGTATCACAATTCCAGACACTGTAGACTTTAGAAACAAAATATGGAGCCTCCTTCACCTTCCTGCAGAGCCCGAAGTCGAGGAAGAGGCACAAAGGCCGGAAGTTGACTCACTCCTACCCGGGGAAACTGAAGAGCAAGGTGCAGAGCAGAGCCCACCAGAGCCCGAAAGCGCACCTAACGAGGAACCCCCTGAGGAACCCGCTGAGGAAGAACCAGTTGAACACCAGATTAAAACAAAAGAAGCTACTAAAGAATGACACTACTAGAGGATGAAGTCGAACGTTTAAATGAAGAGATTAAAGAGCTAAGGCGTGCGCTAAAGATGCACATACAGAACTGCCCGTATAGCTCGATACAGGTAAAAAGATGACTGAAGATGAAGTTGTTGAACAAACAGATGACCAAATAGAAAAAGAGGCCCGTGAATACTCACAAACGTATATTCGGGAACTCATCGCAGAATCAAAGAAATATATACCTCCTACTGTGTGGGAACACTTACACCGTAAGGCTCGCAGCACAGCCGGGGGCAAGGCATCCGGGAAGGCAAAGCGCGATGCCGCCACTGCTGCCCAAGAGGCTGCCGCTCAGACCCAGACTATAGCTCCTGAACTTACGGCACAACTGCAAGAGGCGCAAGCCGAACCCACTAAAAAAGCTGACGATGATTGCGAAGTGGCCGCACAGAAATGCGAGGCTATGAAAGCGAAAGCGTCTAAGTCTGCTGAAACTAAAAAGGAAATGGCAGTTAAAGCGGTAACCCCTGAAACGATTATAGAACCCTTTGTCGGCTCGCACCCACTCATTTCATTCGTGGCTGCTTCGCCGGGTATAATCGAGTCAGTTAGAAAAGAAGCTCTGATAGGAACAACTGGAAGAATCTTTAACGAGCAGTATCTTAAACCCTTAGGGCTCAAGCGGGATGATATTGCTATTCTATATCTAGTGCCCCGGCTGCTTAAAAGTGAAGACGGTAAGGTGCGTGAACCCACACAGGAAGAAATAGAAGCTGAGAACCTTATCTGGAAATACCGAGAACCTGATGGAAGGCTGACCGTTGCATTAGGTCATACTGTTAAAAAGAGTTTGGGCCGTGTGGTTGATGTTACGCTGCCACACCCTAACGCATTGGGAACGGTGCGCACAAATCAAGAGCTGATAAGGAAGAGAGACCAACTGAAGAAGATGCTCAAGGCTCGGGGTAACAAGACACACTTAAATACTCCTCAGGAGAACCTTTAATATGACTACTAAAGAAACGACCTTTCACTACACGGTACGCCTGTTGAAAGCGGATAGTCCGCACGTTGTGTATGGCGTTGTTTATGAACCGTGCAGCAAAGGCCATAATGTCTGCAAGCTCGATACGCAGGGTGACTGGGTAACACCGGAAGAACTGCGTAAGGCAGCGTGGGCATATATGGAGCGGAGCCGCACAGTTGGAAGCCAGCACCGAGGGCCTGCTAAGGCAGTACCAGTGGAGAGTTTCATCGCGCCCGTTGATATGGACGTGGATGGCGAGCAGATTAAAAAAGGCTCGTGGGTCGTAGGCGTCAAGATTAATGACGAAGCCACTTGGAAGGATGTAGAGAACGGTGAGTTCAATGCTTTCTCAATAGGTGGTAAAGGGGTGCGCGTTCCAAGTACACCCTCAGGCAGCACGGAGTAACAAGGCGCAATTGACCGACAAAGAAGATTCAAATGGCGCAATAGCCTTAGCTCCGCTGCTACATTTTTCTGACCGTAACTTGCCCGTTTATGGCATGTTTCAATCAGAATCTTTTTGGGGGTTAACCAATGGCTAACACTACAAAAGGGCCGACTGAACTGAAAGAGCTCGAAGTTGACGAGATTAGTCTTGTCAAGCAGGGCGCTAACAGGAAGCGGTTTAAAATTCTAAAAGAAGACGGCGCACCAGTAGAGGTAATCATGGAAACACCAGAAATACCTTACGCAGACATCCTTAAAGCCGATTTAGGCACAGAGGACACGCTGCGCGATACATTGAAGCAGACGCCTGAGCTCTCCACGGATGCTACTGAAGCATTAGTAGGCATCGTGAAGCTGGCAACGGCGTACGCAGAGCAGCTTCCTTCTGACATTTTCGACACTCTTGCCGAGGCGTCGGGCTTTGAAAAGGCGACGGACACTAAGAAAGCGTTCCCACCTGCAAAACCTGACACCGAAGAAGAAGAGACTCCGGAAGAGAAGATAAAGAGACTGGAAGAAGAAGCAGCAGCTCAAAAGAAACAAGGAAGTAAAAAAATGGAGAAATCCGAAGAGAGCGATCCGATAAAGAAAGCACTCGATAAGATAACTAAAGAGGCGGACATTGACCTCCTACCCGAGGACATCCAAGGGGCTGTAAGGCCACTCTGGAAGGCTAACGTTGAGTTAGAACAGAAAGTCCAAAAGATGGAAGACGAAACCCGCACGAAAGAGTTCATCGCTAAGGCGGCCGAATTTACGCACCTGCCTAAGAATGAATCTTTTGCTGACGTACTAAAGGAGATGAACGAAAAGCTTTCTCCAGAGAGTTACGCATCAATAGAAGGCGTTCTTAAATCTGCAGACAACGGCCTTAAGGAAAGTGGCCTGTTTAAAGAGGTAGGAAGCGCAGCGGCAATCGCAGGAACACCGGAAGGCAAGTTACAGGCTCTTGCTAAAGAGCGCGTAGCTAAATCTGACAGTAAGCTGACGATTGAGCAAGCGATGGCAGAAGAGACAATGGCGCATCCAGAGATTTATGATGACATGATGCGCAGCAGGAGTAAACTATGAGCGGAGGAGATATTCCCGTTTTTGACGCTACATATAGCGCAACAGCGGACTACAGTGCATCGCAGTTTGCTGCGGTAACATACGTTTCAGCTGGCACAGTAACACTCTCAACAGCGAACCAACCAGCAATCGGCATCCTGCAGGATAAACCCGCAGTAGCCGGGGCAGCGTGTGTAGTTCGAGAGGCCGGGCACTCAAAGGCTCGGATGTACAGCACAGGCACGAAGGGCGACGCCCTAAAGGTCGCTGACGGAAGCGGAAGACTCGGAACAGGCACGGCAGGAACTGATGTAATAATCGGTATCGCTCTTGAAACATGGACGGCAACCGACCAGATTATTGAAGTCGCAATGGTCTCGCGTTCGAATCAGAGTGCTACATACAGGTCTGGACACCTAGTGTTCACCGTTCCGATGGTGAATCTTGGAACCTCTGGCGCTACGGATGCAGTCACGACGGCACTACTCGGGTTCACAGGGACGGTTACTAATATAGTCGCCATTCCGACAGTGGTCGCAAGTTCGAGCGGGGTTACAGCCCTCACAGCAAAAATCGGCACGACGGCAATTACGACCCTATCGTGCGCGTGTTCAAACGCAGCACTTAAGACGCGAGGTACAGCGATAGCAGGAACGGCGGCAACGGCACTTAACACATTTGGGCCGACTGACACGCTTTCAATAGTAAGCACGCCATCAGTTACGTTTGCGACGGATTCCGGTTCGTTGGAGATACACGTGATTACGAACTAAGGAGGTAAAAAAACATGCCACAACCAACACAGACAGATGTGCACGTTAATGTACCTCTGACCAACATAAGCATCGCGTACATACAAAGCCAACAGGCATTCAGAGCTGCAGAAATCTTCCCGATGATTCCTGTCCAGAAAGCTTCAGACAAATACTTCTACTACACTAAGGCATATTGGTTTACCAATGAAGCCAAGGTGCGAGCAGACGGTACTGAGTCAGAAGGAACTGGTTTTGGGATTGACTCGTCTAATTCCTACAGCTGCGACGTCTATGCGCTACACCACGACCTTGGCGACAGGGTAGTGCTTAACGCAGACAGCCCGCTAAACATGCAGAGAGATTCGACGCTCTTCTTAACACAGAAGCTTTTGCTTGCTCGTGAAAAGAAATGGGTTGACAATTTCTTTACTACGGGTAAATGGGGCGGCTCAACTGCTCTAGTAGACCCCGCAGGAGTAGCGAATGCGTCATTGACTGCAGGATACGGCACCCCCGCAAGCGCGATAACCTACTGGAACGACTACACAAACTCGACACCCGTTGCTGACATACGCCACTACAAGATGGCGATGGCTGCACAAACAGGGTTCGTTCCGAATACTTTGGTCTTAGGGCCTAAGGTGTTTGAAACCCTCTGTATGCACCCCGACATCTTAGAGCGTGTTAAGTACGGTGGAACACCGGGAAGCCCCGCTATAATTAGCGAGAACGCCCTTGCTCAAGTGCTCGGCATTGACCGCGTAGTTGTGCCGCTGGCTGTTATGAACAGCACAGCAGAAGGCGTAAGTGCTGCAACCGCAGAAGCAGGAACTGATTTCATGTACGGATTAAACGCCCTACTCTGCTACAGCAACCCAAGCCCCTCGTTACTCACCCCCTCGGCTGGATATACCTTCGGGTGGACTGGCTATCTACAGGGTAGTGCAATGGGTGGTGCAGGTGGATGGTTCGCCGTCCGAGACTTCCGCATTGAACCACGGCGTGCGCTGCGTATAGAAGCTGAGATGGCTATGGATATGAAACTCGTAGCCGCAGACCTCGGCATCTTTATGCAAGGTGTCACGAGCGCGTAAGATAAGGTGTCAAGCCTATGACATGGACATACGGTAACGCCCCGGCATTAACTAATGGCGTGGCTAATCGAGACCTGATTCGTCTGCTCATAGGCGATACTGACACCAACCACCAGCTCTTAACAGATGAGGAGCTGGACTTTTTTATTTTACAACAAACTAACTATTACATGGCCGCCGCTATGGCTGCGGAAACATTAGTGGCCAAGTTCGCGCCTAGCACCGATGAATCATTGGGGGATTGGCACGGGGCGTATCAACAAAGGTATGACCACTTCGTAGCTCTGTCAAAAGAACTGCGACGCAAGGCAGCCCGAAACGTGCTAGCTTACTTTGGAGGCGTAATGCCTACAGAGGACGAGGCCGACGAACATCCGCGTAGATTCAAGCGCGACCAGATGATTGACAATACATGGTGAATTTATGAGAAAGTATGAAATGAAGAGAACTGAGAAGAAAAGCGAAGAGCCTAATGTGCGGGCCACAATGAACGTGCCCGATGTTAAGGTCGAGGTTAAGAAAACCCCGGCTAAAGCACCATTAAAAACAAGAGCTGCTGATTTAAGCACAGCGGGAACTAACATTGCGACGTTGGCTGCAGACTATGGAGTGGGCCCGGTTCAAGTGAGCTCATATACAGCCATGCAACTAAAAGCCGCGAACCGTGCTATAAACCGGATGAAGGGTCAGAAGCAAGGGACATAAGAGGGGCAAAATGACAGCAACAGATGATGACCTTCTTGCCGCACTACAAGCCCTCGCGGTGCTCATAACGGCAACTAATGCTAAACTAACTACGTTATTAAAAATTAAGGGCGTTAAGTAATTTTACGCCCCGGCATAGATTACGGGATTAAGGGATTAAGGAGTAAAACGGAAAAATGACTGATGTAGAACAACTTGGTGGCAAGTTTTTACTTTATGTGAACACTAATGCCAATGAGGCCACACCCACGTGGACGAAAGTAGGCGGACAGCGGAAGGGTAAATTTGGTCGGAAAAGAGATGTTGTCAAGGCGCAACATAAGGACTCATTCCCAGATTACAGAAAAGTTAGAGGATTCAGAGATAAGACCTTTGACTTTGATGGCGTGTGGATAACAGATAATACTACTGGCATACAGGATGCAGGATTCAAAAAACTGCAGGAATGCGACGATGACGGCGTGGATGCTTACGTGCAGATCGTCACCCCTATAGATACAGAACCTGCTGGAGAGGGATCGACATACACGGGGCATGTTGTAGTTGCCGAGTTAGATATAGATGGCCCGCACGATAATTTAATTACATACACAGGGAAGCTAGAATTTAACGGCGCAGTTGTATTTGACGAGTAAGCGGGGTTAGAGAAATGACAGTTGTTTTATTAACCCCGATAATCCCAACGCTCTCAGGTACTGCACCAGAGGAACTAGAGTTCACCGCAGCAGCAGCAAACCAATGGGCGCCTATAGCTTCCGATATGATGACCCTCGTGTTCATTAAGAACACCGATGACGGACAGGCACACACGCTGACGTTAAAGCACTATAAGACCGGCGACACTGATGAGGTCATATCAGTAACAGGTACAACGGCGGGGGCCATAAAAGTCTCAGGCGTATTACTGCGGTATCGTTGGGCAAATCGAGTAGCAGCAACTGCAGCACTTGGACTAGGCAGTTGTCAGCTAACGTGGTCAGCGACCACAGGTATGAGCATTGCAGTAGTACATGTGCCGTATGCTAGTAAATAGGAGGTTTAGAAAATGGCAAGTTTAGAATTTACTCCTATTGTTCCGATAGTATCAGGCACAGCATTTGCGACGGCAGCAGTTGTTGACGGCAGCGACGAGTATGACTACATCCCGATCAGCTCAAACACACGCACGATTGTAGTAATAAAAAATACTCACGGCTCAAGCACCAAAACGGTAACGTTTACAAGCCAAGCCGATGAGTGGGACAACACAGGTGCGAGTCTGAATAAGGTAATTACAGTCCCGGCGCTTACTACAGTAATAACCGGGGTCTGGCTGCGCAACCGATGGGGTGACGCTAACACACCCACCAATGCGGCATATACGTGCACTGTAGCATACCAAACAGCGGCTAATATAGAAATAGCCGTTATTAACGTGCCTAACGCCAGCAAGGATTGATCTGTGCCACGAGCAAGCGGATACACCCTTGACGCACTGACATCAGACGGAGCGTATAACGCCACGTTCTCAGTGTATAGAGCCACACTTACCCGCACTGACAGTGGGGGTCTCATTAACACGTGGAGCGTAGTATCGT